GAACTGAAGAAAAAATGAGATTACTTGGCCCCGTGCTAGGTAGACTTCAATCTGAATTATTGCAGCCACTAATTACTAGAGCATTTAATTTATTATTAAAAAATAATAAGCTACNGANTNCAATCTGAATTATTGCAGCCANTAATTACTAGANCNTTTAATTTATTATTAAAAAATAATAANCTACCNCCAATCCCAGAAGAAATTGGCGATCAAGATGTAGAAATTGAATATGTATCTCCATTAGCTAAAGCACAAAAAAGCCAAGAGCTTTCATCTGTTATGCGTGGAATAGAAATATTTGGTTCAATGCAAAATATAGCTCCAGTTTTTGATTACTTAGATATTGATGGTTTGGTTAATCACATCCAAGAAGTTTTAGGATTGCCAGCTAAAATTATGAGATCAAAAGCTGAAGTACAACAAATGCAACAACAAAAACAACAACAAGAAATGGAACAAATGCAATTACAACAAGCGCAGCAAGTCGCAGAAAGTGCTGGCAAAGTAGCTCCAGCTTTAAAGGTTCTAGGTGGACAGTAAAGATCTTAAACAATTAGAACTTAACTATAAAAAAGTTTTTAACTCTGAAGAAGGCAAACAAGTCTTAGAAGATTTAAAAAAAAGATGCAGCTTTTATTCTACGTCACATATTAAAGGCGATAGTCACGAAAGCGCATTTTTAGAAGGCACAAGATCAGTAGTCTTGTTTATTAATAATATGCTTACAAAAAAACCTATGGAGGATAAATGAGCAGCGAAACAAACCAGGTAGCAGTTGAGCCTACAAGCCAAGTGTCTGCGGAAACACAAACAACAACATTAACACCAGAAACAGTTGTAACAGATTGGAAAGCAAGTCTTTCCGATGATATAAGAGCTGATAAATCTTTAGAGAATATTAAAGATATAGAAAGTTTAGCAAAATCTTATATTCACGGACAAAAATTAGTTGGCTCTGATAAGATCCCAGTTCCAAATAAATTTGCTACAGAAAAAGATTGGGATGCAGTTTACGAAAAACTTGGTAGACCCGCTGATGCTACTGGATATAAATACGATTTACCAGAAGATCAAAAAATTGACGAAGCATCATTAAAAAACTTTTCAGATCAAGCGCATAAACTTGGATTACTTCCTGGTCAAGCAAATGGTATGGTTAAATTTTATAATGAAATGACAGCTGCATCTATGCAAGAAGCTGATACCACAGCAAAAGCTGCAAGAGAAGCAAGCACTACTGAGTTAAAGAAAGAATGGGGTCAAGCATACGATCAAAAAATTACTCAAGCTGCTAATCTGGCTACTTCAGTTGGAGCAAATAAATTGTTAGATGCTAATATGGCAGACGGAACTAAACTTGGAGATCATCCAGTTATGATAAAAGCGTTTGCAGAATTAGCTAGTAAAATGGGAGAAGATAGTATTACTCAATCTTCTGGGCCAACTTATCAAACACCAGCTCAATTAGAAAAAGAAATTGGAGAATTAACTGCGCCTGGAACTGCGTATTGGGATAAACATCATCCTAATCACAAAGCAGCAATAGAGGAAGTAACATTATTAATTCACAAAAAAAATAACGAAAGTGTTTAAAAATTTTGGCTTTACGAGAAAAGAAAAAATCTGTATAGCTAAATTATTGGGATAATCGATAGACCCCGAAAGACATTAGGAAAGACTAACATCTAAAAGATGTAAAAGCCAGGTTTCGACCCGCAAGGATAATCAGCCGTTTAACATAAACATAAACATAACCAAAAAAGGAGATTAGTATGTCTAATCAAATTACTACTTCCTTTGTAGAGCAGTATAGTTCAAATGTAACTATGCTTTCTCAACAAATGGGAAGTAAATTAAGAGGTTCTGTTGACGTGGAAACTATAACTGGCAAGAACGCATTTTTTGACCAAGTTGGAGTAACTGCTGCTCAACTAAGAACTAGTCGACACGGAGATACCCCTCAAATCGATACACCCCATAGTAGACGTAGATTAAGCTTGTCTGACTATGAGTGGGCAGATTTAGTGGATGATACAGATAAAGTAAGAATGTTGGTAGACCCGACATCGAGCTATGCGAAAGCAGCTGCCGCAGCTATGAATCGAAGTCTTGATGATGTTATCATCGATGCTTTGAACGCATCAGCTCAAACTGGTGTATCTGGCGCAACTGGAGTTCCATTACCTTCAACTCAAAAGTTCGCAACATCAAACCAATCAGATGGTTTAACTGTAGCAAAACTTTTAGGTGCGAAGAAAAACCTTGATCTAAATGATGTTGATCCTTCTTTAAAGAGATACATCGTTTGTTCTCCACAACAAATCGCAGATCTATTAGCTATAACAAGTGTTACTTCTTCGGATTTCAATACTGTTAAAGCTCTTGCACAAGGGGATGTTTCATCTTTCTTGGGATTTGAGTTTATTGTGTCAAACAGATTAAAGTTAGATGCAACTAATACTGACGACAGATTAATTTTTGCTTACACAGAAGATGCTATTAAATTAGGTATCGGAAGTGACATTAAAGCAAACATTACTGAAAGAGCTGACAAATCTTATTCTACTCAAGTTTACTACGCTATGTCTTTAGGCGCAGTAAGAATGGAAGAAAAAAAGGTTTTTCAAATCCCTTGTCACGAATAATAATAATAATAGGAGAAAATAAATGACTACATTAAATACAGATCTAGTAGCAAACAGTTTAGCTTCCCCGCAAGTTCTTAATGACGCTGCCGAATTACATGGCGTTTTAAGAACAGCTTGCGGAACTGCTGAATTAGCTGCTGGCGATAGTACGGATGATGATGTTGTTTTGTTAGCACCTATCTCAAGTAAAGCAACGATCTCTCAACTTTTTGTTGGATCAGATACTTTTGGTGGTTCTTGCACATTCAATGTTGGTGTTCACAATTACGATGGCACAGTTGCAGACGAAGATTGTTTTGCAACAGCGGTAGCTGATGATGCTGCAATGGCTGACGTTAGACATGAAGTAGCTACAATTAACACAGTTGGACAAAAGCTGTGGGAAATTGCTGGTTTAAGTTCAGATCCAGGAGGATTGTTATATATTTCTATAACTTTCTCAGCAACTGGTGGAACAGCTGGAACGCTTTCATGGAATATTAATTACGCAGTTAATTAATAAATAATATTTTAAGCGGGGGAAGCGAGAGTGGAACCCGCTTAGAGTGCATGATTAAGAAAACAGATAAAGCCAAAACCATTACTCACTTACAGAGTGGCAATTATATTTACAGATACGTTTTGGTTGACAGATTTAAAATTGACACAAAAAACCATTTTGGTTTTGATAAAAAATTAGAATTAACTGAAGCTGAAATTTTTGCTTTAGTTACACCAAGAAAGTTAAGAAGAAAATATATAATCAAAAAATAGGAGATACCATGCCACAAGGAAAAGGAACATACGGATCAAAAAAAGGTAGACCAGCAGCTAAATCAAAAAATAAATCTTTAGCAGCAATGTCTGGTAACAAAAATAAAATTACTAGAGGCGATATAATTACAGCAGCTAAAAAAAATAAAGGTAGAGCATAATGGCTAAAGTAAAAGGCTTATATGCCAACATTCACGCAAAGCGTAAGCGTATCGCTGCGGGTTCTAAAGAAACAATGAGAAAAGTAGGATCTAAAGGCGCACCAACAGCAGCTAACTTTAGACGTTCTGCTAAAACAGCAAAGGCTTAATAAATGGCATCAGTAGTACAAATTTGTAATTCAGCATTAAATCAATTAGGAGCTAGTTCAATTACAGCTTTAACTGAAAATTCTAAAAATGCTAGACTTTGTAATGAAAGATATACAACAGTTAGAGACGCTATATTTAGATCTCATCCCTGGAACTGTTTAGTTAAAAGAATACAATTAGCAAAAGATACAGATACTCCAGCTTGGGGTTTTACAAGTCAATATACTTTACCCTCAGATTGTTTAAGAGTATTACAAATTAAAGATTATAATTTAGATTATAAAATAGAAGGTAGAAAATTATTAATAAACGAAGATACAGTTTTTTTAATTTACCTTGCACAAATTACTGATGTTAATGAATTAGATGTTTTATTAAGAGAAACAATATCTGCGGGTTTAGCTTCAGATATTTCTTATGCCATAACTGCTAATTTACAAGTTACAAAACTAATGACAGAAAAATATGGTTTAAAATTATCAGAAGCAAGACATACAGACGCTAGCGAAGGATATAACACAGATCCAACACTAGGTAATACAGATCAAGTAATTTCAGAAGATTTCTTAAACAGTAGATACTAATTATGCCTAAACAACTTTTAAGCATACCGAGCTTTACGGCTGGGGAGCTTTCATCCTCTATGGAGGGTAGAACAGATTTCGCCAAGTATTTTAATGGCGCAACAAATATAGAAAATTTTGTTGTATTACCTCACGGGCCAATCACAAGACGACCAGGCACTTATTTTGTATCTGAAATAAAAACTTCTTCAGCAAATACAAGATTAATTCCATTTACATTTTCTACAACTCAAACTTACATATTAGAATTAGGTAATAATTATATTAGATTTTTTAAAGATAGCGGACAGATTGTTGAAAGCGATGTAACCATATCTGGAATTACTAAAGCTAATCCAGGAGTAGTTACTGCAAATAGTCATGGTTTTTCTAATGGAGATTTTGTAAACATTTCTTCTGTTGCTGGTATGACAGAAGTTAATAATAAAACTTTTAAAGTAGCTAATAAAGCAACCAACACTTTTCAATTAACAGACATTGATGGAAACAATGTTAATACAACTAATTTTACAACTTATGGATCTGGTGGCGATGCTAACAGAATTTATCAAATCACAACTGAATATACAACTGCACAACTTTTTGATTTAAAATTTGCGCAATCTGCTGACGTTATGTATATTTGTCATCCAGATCACGAAGCATCAAAATTATCAAGAACGGGTCATACTTCATGGAGTTTAGATGAAGTTGATTTTGGCGACAACGGGCCATACTTAGACGCTAACACTACAACAACAACTATTACACCTCAACAAACCGCAGCTGCTACTGGTAAAACTTTAACTTTATCTGCTGTAACGGGTGTTAATGGTGGAGTAGGCTGGCTTGCAACTGACGTTGGAAGAATTGTTAAATTTAATGGTGGTACAGCAATAATTACATCTAGAACAAATGCTACAGTAGCCGTTGCTACAATTTTAACTGCATTTACTAATACCGATGCTACTGCTGCTTTTCAATTAGGTTCATTCTCAGATACTACTGGCCACCCAAGCTCAGTTTCTTTCTTTGAGCAAAGATTAGTATTTGCTGCAACTAACGATCAACCTCAAACTATTTTCTTCTCTAAATCTGGAGACTACGAAAACATGACGGCTGGAACTAATGATGATGATGCTATGGTTTATACAATCGCATCAAATCAAGTTAATGCCATTAAATCTTTAAAAGCCACAAGAACTTTAATTTGTATGACAACGGGTGGAGAATATTCTGTATCTGCTGGAAACAGTTCTGCAATTACACCTACAAATATTTCTATTGTTAAACAATCTAACTATGGTTCAGCTGGTGTTGATGCTTTGTCAATCGGAAATGCTACTATTTTTTTACAGCGTGCTAAAAGAAAAATTAGAGAGCTTGCTTATAACTTTGATACCGATGGTTATGTTGCTCCAGATTTAACTATATTATCAGATCACATAACGGAAACGGGTATAGTTCAAATGGATTACCAACAAGAACCACATTCTGTCGTATGGGCTGCAAGAACAGACGGAGTATTATCTGGTTTAACTTATAATAGATTAGAAAATGTTGTCGCCTGGCACAGACATATTCTAGGTGGTAAATCTGATACGACTAAAAATATTATTCAACAAAAAATTTCTTTTACGTCTAATGCAACAATAGTTAGCACATCAGCTAACACTATTACTTTATCTTCACATGGACTAGCAACTGGAGATCCAGTTTATTATTATGCAGCATCTAATGTTATTGGTGGGTTAAGTATTTCAAATCTATATTATGTAATTAGAACTGATGCTAATACAATTAAANTAGCCACAACAGCTACTAAAGCAACTGCTGGAACGGCTATCTCATTAAGTTCAGCTCCCAGTTCAGACACTACTCAATTTATTTATCAAGGAATTAATATTCAATCTAATTTTATTTATTCAGCAGCTCATGGATTTAAAACT